GACCCCAATCGACGCTAATCTGTCTCTTTTCTGCTAAGCCCGTCTTTGCCAGCGTATCTGTGCGATACCCTTCGAGGTAAGAAAGACTTACGTACTCGGGGTCGAGCAGGAACGCTACAGCGTTGCCGTTGCCGTCGAGTGGTTGCAGACGGTTCGGCACTAGCTTGATTGTGCCGAAGTCGCTGACCAGTACGTTAACGCTGGACAGTGCGGTCGCCTTAGAGTTGGCGGGTGCGCCCTGATCAGACGTCAAGGTCGCAACGCGAGCCTCGTTGTCGAACATGTAGCTGGACAACGCCCCGATAACGCCGGGGTTGGACATGAAGTGAGTTACCTCACCGCCCTGCTCGTAAACGCCTTGGATCGCGTCCTTCACCGCTTGGAACGACAGAGCCACACCAGTGTCTTCGGTGAACTTCTGCGTCAGGCCGGTGGTCATGTTGTGACCGCCAGCGGTAGCGGCAGAGCCGTCACCGTTCATTACAGTGGTCTCGATCCAAGTGGGCAGGCCACCCGTTACACCAGCTACCGTGTCAGTACCAGCCACAGACGCCTGGTTGTTCAGCGCCATGGCCTCTACGTCGCGACGGATCTGCTGGTTACCGCGTGTAATACGATAGGCAAGCTCGCGAGTTCTCCCGACTGTATCCGAAGCATCTGCTCGGTACGAAACGGCGATGACCTCGTCTGAGATCTGCGAGTGGTTACCCACGCGCGCGCCACCAGCCTCAGCGGCAGCACCAGCGTCTGAACCGTCAACGCGGGCGTTGGTTACGTCGGGAGCGCGAAGCTCATCGACCACCCAATCAAAACGCTCGTTCTTGTGGGTCGTCGAACCTACGAGGTCCGTGAAAGGCAGGGGGATCTTTGAGATGTCAAAGATCTTCTGCATGACGTCCTCATTGATGACGCCTCCCTTAGCAATCGACTTTAAGTCGAAGCTGTCAATGTTACCTGTTGCCATTTTAACTTTCTCCCATGAGCAGAGCGGCTACTGCGTCGGCCTGTGCCTCTCGTTTGTTTGCACCTTTGGCCTTCTGTGCTCGCTCTATTAACTTATTTACCTTGCCACCCTTCTGTTTGACAAAGCGACCATTGGAGGCTCGTTGCGTTCTGGGAGCTTGCTTGACCTTGCGGTCGGCTACGGTCTTGCCTTGATCGTAAAGCATTGCCTTACGCAGCACCTGCAGCTCTCGGTTGTGGATTACGTTAGAGAGATCATCCTCAGAGAACCCTACCGATTGACCGTACTGGACGATCTCGGCTAGATCCTTCTGCATGACCTCTGTATCGCTCCACGCGGGAACTGACTCGACCATTGCCACGCGCTCGCTGGCGAGGATTTGTGCCCTCTCAGCTTGCTCCTGACCTGACTGCTGCTCCTGCATCTGGCGCATCTGCTCACCGAGCTGGTGCCCGGCCTGATGTAGCTGCTGCTGACGCTGCTGGTACTCCTGCTGCGTCACCAAGTACCTCGCCGGGTCTGAGACCTTCAATGCGTCCCAGTCCACGGTGTTGTACTCGGCCATCAGCTGCTGCTCTAGCATCTGACCCATTGCCTGAACATTCTGCAGTCGGGCTGCGTACTCCTGTGCAACCTGTTGCCTCTCTCCTTCAAAGACTTTTCTCTCCTCTGCAATATTTCGGGCCTTCTCGTCGTTGGCCTTACTAAATTGCGTCTGGGAGATAGCCTCCTTCAGATCGACTTGCTCGGTCTTGCCGTTGACCTTGAGATTGATAAGGATTTCGCCGTCCTCTGAGAGGGTAAGCTTGTCCGCTTCCAATCCAAGTTCGCTGGCTAAGGCTGCGAGCCCATCGTCGTCATCGGTCTCTAGCTCATTGGAGTCGTCTGGTTCATCGTATTCGACGTCGTCAGACTCTTGCGCTGCTGTAACTTCTGACTCTTCACTATCATCTACGAGGTCGTCGTCATTGAATCGAAAATTAGCCTGATCCTCTGTTGACGCCTCTTCAGGTTTGTCGTCCTGCATTAGCAGGTCAGCTACCTGGTCTACGGTGTTGCCGCGCTCCCCCTCAAACTGCTGGTTAGACTCGCCGCTCATCGCACTTCTCCTTCATTTGATTTTTCTGCCAGCTCACCAGTGGTGACCAGCTCGTTTAGGAAGTCCTCGACCTTCTGCAAAGCCTTGGCTTCTTCCCGTATTACATAAACCTCCTCTTCGTGGCGCGGATCGCAGAACTGTCCAAACAGTTTCTGCTTCTGCTCCTCTAGGTGTTCCCTGACTAGGGCCAGCTCCTCTCTGGCAGCTCGCCCCCTGCGTGATTCTTTCTGTAGGTCAACTTCCATGTTGCTCCTTGTTTACTTGGCGGCCTTCAGTGGCACCTTGTTATCCTCGTTCTGCTTCGACAGGTCCTGCTTGGCCTGCACTTCGAGCTTGGTTAATTCGAGAGCCATCTTGCTCTGCAGCTCTGCGCGCTTCAGGTCCTGATCGTTGGCGTCCTTAACAGACTGCAGCTGAGCTTCGAGGGCGTTGATCTGCTCCTTGAGCTGGCCGTTGACCATGGCGGCCTGAGCCTTCTGCTGCTCCGCGTCGGCCACCTTCATCTGGGCCTGCAGTGCGGCCTGCTGCATCTCGATCTGCATCTGCTGCTGCTGCATGGCCTCCTGCTGCTGCTGCTGAGACTGCTGCTGCTTCATCTGGGCAATCTGCTGGCCCTCTGGGCTCTCGGGGTTGGCGAAGTACTGCTCGCTGTCCCCGAGGCCGTTGATGTTGATGAAGTCGTTCAGGGTCGCGTACATGTGCTTGGGTGTGACAAGCGCCTGCATCGGGTCCTGCTGCATCTGCTGCTGGATGGCAAAGATCTGCTGCAGCGATCCCATCTTCTGCTGCTCGTCGCCGGCACCTGAGCCCACGGTGACCATCATGCGGCTGCGGTCGCCCCAGTCTGCCGGGTTGACGTTCTGCCACTTGCCCCGGAACTTAAAGGGCGTCACTGCGTTGTGGTAGCGGACCATCAGGTCGCGGCACATGCGGTAGGCGGGCCGGATGCCTGTCTCGGCGATGGATCGGACGATCAGCCCGGTCAGCATCTCCTGAGCGCTCATCAGGCGCTCAACTGCGTGAGCCGACTCATTGTTGACCAGCTGGTTCTGGCCGGCCATGTCTGAGCTGACACCGACCCGGCTGCGCTTCTGCTCGTCACAGAACTGCAGGAGCTGGAATGCCTCCATGCCGATGGGCGTGCCACCGATCTCCATCACGGCGTTGTGGCCCTTGGCGCGGATGATGCCGCCGGGGCGCGTGACTAATAAATCATCGAGGTTGACCTGCCCTTCTTGGACGACCTTCATGCGGTTCGTGGACTGGTAGTAGCTGTCCATCGTCGAGCGCAGGATCGCGGTCTTGAGGTCCTGAATCTGCTTCAGGCGGTCGAATACTGAGACGCCATAGAAGCTGTGCGGCTTCACGATGGCGTTCATGGCGACAAAGGGGATCTCGCCGATCTCCTCGATGTCTAGGATGTCGCTGGGCGTGTGCTCGCCCACCACGGTGACCTTGACCAGCTCCGAGATGCCGTCGTCGTTAATGTCGGCGCGCATGTAGGCTTCGGTGATAACGATCTGGTTCTGCGACTCGTCGTCGGTGTCGGAGTGGTAGTCGTTCCAGTCGCGCTCGACGTTGCTGTCCTGCGCCTCGGCAATGATGTCCTCGTCGTAGCCCTGCGCCAACAGGTCGGAGGCTGCAACGCGCCGGGTGTGCGATACGAATCTGGCGTCGCTCAGGTCGCACGAGTGGTGGTCGTCGTTGACCCTGAACTCCTCCGGGCGCACGGGCTCGACCACAACGCGGCCCTGCTTGGTGATCCTTGAGACCGACACGGCGATGCCGTCTGTCTCGCTGCGCTCAATCTCGGTGACCTCCACCGCCGGGTCAGATAGCAGGCCCTGCAGCTGCGGCTCCTGCAGCCCGCTGTAGCGCTCGACGGTCCGCTCCGGCGTGTCGTCGTAGTAGCACTTCATCACGCCGACGCCCGTCAGCAGGGCATCCTTGGCGGCGGTGTACAGGTTAAGGTATCCGTTGTTCTCCTCGTTGAAGAGGAAGTGCGCGTAATCTGTCTCCAGCTCTGCCTGAGCCTCGTCGGCTGCAGAGCACGGGCGGAACTTGACCGCCTTCCCTGACAGGCTCTCTACGATGTTGGGCAGTATCCACTCGACGGCGTCTGCTACATCGGTGGACGTGACAGTGGAGCGGCCGGGTATCTCTGGCCCGAGCGGCAGGTCGCCTCGGTAGTATGCCTCGGCAGTCTTCTTGTTGCTGACCCACTCGTCAGACAGCTCGCAGTTCGCGATCTCGTTGCTGACTAGGGCCAGTATTTCCTCTTTGTCTAGCATCAGATGTAGTTATCCATTGAGGGCTGGTACTCGATTGGCTTGTTCCAGCCGGTGTAGTTCAGGTCGTCTGAGATGCTGAAGGCGTATGCCAGCGCGTCGGCCAAGTTGGGTGACGGCAGGTTGAGTGGCGGCTTTGCCATCTCCGACTTGGTCATCAGCTGGATCTTGCCGTGCGCGTTGGGCTTCCGTGGTATCCGGCACACCTCGGCACGCAGCGCGCTGAGGTTGGGCATGTCGGGGTCTAGAAAGATGCACTCGTCGGGGTCGATGTACTCGCCCTGAGAGAGCTGGTAGCTCTTATAGAAGCGGTCCCGCAGCATCCAATATGCCTGAGCCCTGCGGTTGTAGAACGCTTCCTTGTTGGTGCGGTGCCCGTCGTACATGGCGTCGGGGTTCTCTGCCCTCTCGCCGCCGTGGAAGGGCACGTACCTCACATTCCGAGGACCGAGTTGTCGCTCGACCTCGCGAGCAAGCCCCAGACCGATTCCATCTGCGTCCCAGATGAAGGTATCAGCCCCAA